GCGGTAACAGAGATGCGGATTGTTATAGCCCCTTCAACAAAACCTAAATTATCAGAAGATTAAGGGGTGATATAATATGGCAATTAGTACCTATGGTGTAACCTTAAAATGGGGTCTAACAATGGCGACGGCTACAAAAGAAATCGACATTAAAGATTTTCCAGACCTCGGTGGAGCACCTGAGATGTTAGAAACCACTACTTTTAACGATGACTCACAGACTTATATAAAAGGCATACAATCATTGGGAGCATTGGAGTTTACAGTGAATTATACTAAGACTGATTACAACAAAGTGGCAGAGGATAACAATATTGAGTTGTTTTATATCTTGGAATTTGGTGCAAACGGTTCGGAAGGTGCTTTCTACTGGAAGGGAAAACATACAGCATATGTAGTAGGTGCAGGGGTAAATGCGGTAACTGAAATGAAAATAGCAATAGCTCCATCTACTAAACCTACAGTAAGACCTAACTTAACTACTGTAACACTAGGTGATTTGACAGATAGCGTGGAGAGTTCACCGTTAGACGTAGAATATTCCGGTATACCTGCTGAAACTCCAATACTAACGTATCAGTGGAAAATTTCTGAGACTGAGGATGGCACCTATTCTAACATACAGGAAGCTAATTCACCAACCTATACACCAGTGGAGGGTGATGTGGGAAAATATATTAAAGTACAAGTCACTTCGGCGGGTGGTGCAACGGGTGTTGTATTATCAAATGCTGTGGTAGTGGCCATAATGGAGGGATTAAACGATGGCTAAACAGATTAAATTTGAGTATAAAGGAAACGAATACACTCTCGAATTCACTCGCAAATCCATTGAGATTATGGAACGACAAGGTTTCGTGGCGAGTGAAATTACTGAAAAACCTATGCTTACGCTACCTGCTTTATTTGCCGGAGCATTTCTTGCTCATCATAGGTATTTGAAGCGAGAGATAATTGATGAAATTTTTGAGAAATTCACCAATAAGCAAGAGCTGATTGGTAAGTTGGCTGAAATGTATAACGAGCCGATAGAGGCCTTGTTTGAAGAACCAAAGGAAAGCGAGGGAAACGTGAGCTGGGAGGCGAGCTGGTAGAACACGCCTCCCCCATTTCCTATACTGAACAATTTAATGAGGCCTTCCCTTTTTACTTAGCTATAGGAATGACCTATGACCAATACTGGAATGGGGATTGTTGCTTACCTATATATTACAGGAAAGCTCACGAGATAAAAAAGAAACAAAAGAATGAGGAATTATGGTTACAAGGTGCGTATATATATGACGCTTTATGTAGGGTTTCTCCCATATTACATGCTTTTGCGAAGAACGGAACGAAACCACAACCTTATCCCAATAAGCCATATGACCTCACAGAAGAAGAAATTCAAAGAACTAAGGAAGAACAGAGAAAGGCTAACAGAAAACTAGCTAGGGCTAAGTTTGAAGCATGGGCCTCGAGCCTCGATTTACCATCTAAAAAAGAAGGGAAGTGAGAAAATGCCAACAATAGACGATTTAAGAATAGAAATATCCGATAATTCAAAACAGGCTGTCAGTGGCATAGACTCCCTAACCGAATCTTTAAGTAGATTAAAAGCCATTACAAGAGGTGGCGTGGGGCTTAATGGCGTAGCTGATCAGTTTGAAAAATTAAACCAAGCCCTTCAAGAACTCCAAGACCCTTCTGAGAAGATTAAGAAGTTAGTAACTGCCCTAAAGCCTCTAGAAACCATTAAAAAAACTCAATTAAACTCAACGGTCAACTCGCTCAAAAAACTTCCCGATATAACCAATGAATTAGCCAATATCAACATGGATAAATTTGAATCTCAAATCAAGCGAGTGGCCCTTGCTATGAAACCCCTAGCTGATGAAATGAATAAGGTCGCAGCAGGGTTTCAATCTTTCCCTAAGCAAATGAGAGACTTCTTGTCGGAGAGCGAAAGGGTAGGTAGAGGCACTAACAAAACCGCAAGGGCTTTTGGTGGGTTTAAATTACGCCTGGGGTTATCGTTAGTAGCACTAAGACAGCTATATCATAAGATGGGTGACTGGGTGCAAGAAAGTAATGCCTATGTTGAGAATTTGAACTTATTCAGAATAACAATGAGGGACACTTCTGATGAAGCATTGGCGTTTGCTGAACGAGTGCATGACGCTTTTGGAATAGACCCTTCCGAATGGATGCGTTTTCAAGCAGTGTTTCAGAACATGGCTACAGGTTTCGGGATAGCGTCTGATAAGGCCGCTATTATGTCTAAAAACTTAACACAGCTAGGCTATGATCTAGCTACTGTTTTTAATGTCAATTACGAAGTTGCTATGCAGAAACTACAGAGTGCTATAGCGGGACAACCACGACCTATGAGGGAGTGGGGTTTTGACATGTCCGAAAGTACACTAAAATTAGTTGCTTTGAATAATGGTATTAAACAAAATGTTGAAACAATGACACAGTACGAAAAATCTCAATTAAGATATATTCAGCTTATGCAAACAGCAGAAAAACAAGGTATACTAGGAAACTTTGCAAGGGAAATTCATACTCCTGCTAATGCTTTCCGTATTCTTAATCAACAGGTAGTACAATTCAAGCGTGCGTTAGGTAATATGGTAATTCCAATCTTGATGAAGATTTTACCTTACCTACAAGCGTTTGTAGTGGTATTAACTGATATTGCTAGGGCGTTGGCTAATCTATTAGGGTTCACCTTACCTATAATTGATTATTCGGGAATAGGTGATAATTTTGGCGCTATAGGAGATGAGGCAGACGAGGCTAACGATTCAGTAAGTAAATTAAAGAACTCGCTAATGGGCTTTGATGAACTTAATATTCTATCTCGATCTAGTGGAACAGGTGGTATAGGTGGAATAGGGAGTGGTTTTGAAATCGACCCCAGCTTATATGATTATGATTTCCTAGGGGAAATGAGAAACCAGGTCAATGACCTTGTTGACGCTTTCTATGAGAAAATTCAACCTGTAATTCAATATATAAAAGACAATTTTAACCACATAAAAGATGTTGCCTTATCCATAGGGGCAGGTTTGCTAACATGGAAATTTGCCAAAGGTGTAGAGTGGTTATTTGGTCTATTTCAAAATAAAATGTCTCCTACATTAGGTATAGCTCTAACAATAGGTGGAATCACCTTGGCAGTGTCTGGACTATCAAATATAGTGTCTGGTTCAGCAGATGTTATGGATTATGTAAAAACAGCAGTAGGTTCTGCTTTGGGTATAGGGGCTTCATTTATAACGCTTGGTACAGGCCCTGCTGGATGGGCTATGGCGATTGCTACCACTGTAGTTATAACTGTAGTAGGGGCTAAATTAGGCGTTGAGAAATCAATAGGCGAACTTATAGACACCGTCCTAGGAACAGGCGATACATCAATAGTCGATATTTCAAATGCTTTTTCCGAGGCTATGGAAAAAATATGGGCCAGCTTTGACCCTGTTATCGAAAGTGGGCAACAGATAAAAGAACACGCAAAAAACATTGAGACTTCCAAAGACAACATTCAAGCGCTCTTTAATGTAATAAATTCCGGCGCTGGTGATAGCGTTGAGAATTTAGATAAAATCGCCGTTGCTATGGGGGATATCCTTAATGAAACTCAATTATTAAGAGACAAAGCCTATGGTAATATCATTCACGCATTATCTACTTCCTTTGTGGATGTAGAGAAAACAGTCGGTGAATCTACTGAAAACATTATTAAAGATATCCTACTTATCAAGAACGAAGGAGACGAGAGATTAACCGAGGCTCAAATAGCTATAAGGAATTATCAAAAGGCTTGGAAAGAGGGTAGCCTATCTACCGACGAGTATATTGACAAAGTAAGAAAGAAATACGATGAACTATATGGGACAACCACTATCCTAGATGATGTTAGATTATCATTCGAGGAAGTAATGTATACCCTTAAAAATATAAACTGGGAAGAAGAAGCCGACAGGTCTAAAGCGATTGAACAGATTGCAGGGAGTGCCAGAAATG